TCTGTTGTCGTTGTCGTCCACAACCCTGAGGTTGCTTCGTATTGTCTTGCCACCTTTGCTCAGTGGCTTCTTGTGGTCAACTTCTTTGCCGTCGCCTTTACGCACAAGCCCTGCTTTCTCCATCATTGCTCGAGCTTTGTTTCGTGCGGCACGTTTCTTTTTAACGGCGGGTGTGCCGTCGTACATTTCGTATTCTTTTTTATAGGGTCTTGGTTTATTTACGTATGGCATGGTATTAGCCTCCAAAAAAGTTTCGTTTAGTGTTGTGCTCACAATCGTCTACTGAACACCAACCTCGGCACGTGAAGTTGGGTTTAGGATTCCATACATCGTTTGCGTAAGCGGCATCGAGTCGGTTAGTTTCAGCCAACCACTTTAGCCATGCTTCGCCTTGGTCTTCAGTCTTGAAAGAAGCTGGCACTAAATCTTGAACAACCAAGAAAATTAATCCGGCTTTAATCGATTGGACTGCGGGAAAATGTTTGAACGTAAGCAATGACAGAAGCTCAAGTTGTTTCTTATCGGCGTACTTGCTAGACTTGCTTGTCTTCCAATCTACGATACGGGCTTTGTCGCCATTGATTACAAGTACGTCTGCGATACCGCGAAACCAAACATCCTTATCTCTAAACCCACAAGGCTCTAAGTTCCGTGTCAGCCCCATCTCATGCTCGCATAGCTTCTCGCCGGGAAGTTCCTTAATAGGGTCGATCTGAGGTTTAATGTATGCGTACTTCTCAGGGATGGGTGTGTCGTCTCTAATGTATTCTTCAGCTACTTTGTGTACGGCGCTACCATACATGAGGTGCTCTTGCGGCGGCTCGACAATATCCTTCACCACACGCATGCGGTGGTACTTGCGGGGGCATTGTTGAAACAATGAGATACTTGAATACGACCACGTGTACATGCTCACCCTTTAAATTTTGTTGTAGTGCCGTAGCTATCACCATACTTAACTTCGCAGTTAAGCGGCAAGGTCTGCGCCCACTCGGGACGCCAACGCATGCACTCTTGAACGTAAGCTGCTGCCACTTCTTTTTCTTCTATTGGTACTACGCAAGCAACAGCATCATGGACAGTCAGCACGACCTTGTAACGCTTGGCAATCCGTAGCATCTGCTCACCGATTACACACCTAGCAAGAGCTTGGCAAAGGTTCTCAACAACCTTACCACCATAGATACGAACTGGGCCTTTGCGTGTCGAATAAATATACTGCGGGCGGCCTCTTTCGTCAACTTCTGTAGCACGTAAATCCATGTATTTCAGAGGCAAACCACTAGGTAAATCGTAGCCAATTCCGGGGAGGATACTCACTGCTTGTGGTTGGATACCGAACGTCGTAGTGACCAGCTTTTCTGAGGACAAAGCATCAAGCGATTTATGCCCCTCATCCCACAATGCAGGTATGTGTGAAAACTCTGAGCGATACGATTTAAGAACGTGCTTACAAAAGTTTTCGTTTGCTTCTACATTAAATGTCTTTAACTGAAGTTGAAACTTAACAGCACCCATGCCATACCCTGCGCCAAGAATCGTAGTCTTTCCAACAAAACGCTCTTCATCGGTAATCTTATCTTGCGTCTTGCCGTATATGAAGGAAGCCATCATCTTATAAACGTCTTCGCCCATCTCAAACGCTTTGACCAAATCTTTCTGCCCTGATAGCCATGCCAGTACTCGCGCCTCAATCTGTGAGGAGTCAGAGTCAATTAGCACGTAGCCTTTAGGTGGGATGATCGAGGTCTTTAGCGGTGACTTGCGAGGGATGTTCTGAAGGTTTAGCTTGTCGTCTCCGCCCCATCTGCCTGTGTGTGCCGCATAGTAGCGTAGTGGGACGGGCAAGTTGCCGCGCTTAGAGATATCAATAAACCTCTGAGTCCTTGTTTCTTCTAGCGTACTCTTAGTACCTAGGCGTGCCGCCACCAGTGCTTGCACTCGCTCGTCAGGGTGGTCAGCTAATTCTTTAAACCCTGCATCACTCTTAGCCATAGCTAGTGCAAGTTTGCCTGTCGTCAGGCTTATCTTCATAGGGGGCTCAACACCAAACTCACGTAGCCTATTAGCAAACTTCTCGTTCGACATAAGTACTTCGCGATCGGCGCTGGCGTCGGCTATGAGCTGTTCCTTCTTTGTTACCACATCAATTAGATGTTGCTCAAGTAGCGGCAGGTTCAACTCAAGCGCTGGTGCTGTGAACATACGTAAAGTTAAGTCAATCAGTTTCAGTTCTTTCTTCTTGAAGTTCGCGAGAAGAATGTTAAACAGTTGGTAGGTTATCTCTACGTCGTTCTTGCAATACTCTCCATAGCGAGCTAGCTCGTCAGGGGTAAAGCTACGTCGGTTCTTGCCCAACGCATTTAGCACCTCTGTGCCTTTAGTCCCCAACCCATAGCGCAGAGCTAGCTTTGCAAGACTGTTGCCAACCTCCGTGCCATCAACTGCTCTTGCCATTGCTAGCGTATCACCAAGCACCTTTGGATGGATGTCGAACTGCCACGCTAAGATAGCTCCATCAAACATCATGTTATGGGCTACCACAAAACTCTCCGGCATGTTAAAGCTATCTAGCCACTCTTTTGTTTGTTCGCGTGTCCCGCTAAACCACTCGGTCGGCTCGTCGTTTACCTTGACACAAACACCGATCGCTTCAAAACGCTCGTCACGAATGTATTCCTCTGTTGTTATCTTAGTCAGACTGAATTGCTGATCGTAGTACGTTTCAAAGTCGATGGTGATTATGTTCATTTGGTTTCCAATTAGATTACTTGGCAGTCTCGATAGCTCGGGTCAGATACCACTGAGCCTTGCGCAAGTCTTCCAACTTGTTGCCTTTGTGGTCGGCACGTGTAATGTACTTAACCACGTTACCAAGGTTGTACCCTAGGTTCTTAGCTTCAATGAAGTCAATCGTCTCAATGCCACCTACCTTGTAGTGGGCAGGGTGATTGACAGTGTCGGGCTTTGTCTCAAACATTTCAATCTGAGGGTTGTCTTCCGCAGACTGCATACGTGCCTTGGGTTTAGCGGCCTGTGCAGTAAGTTCAGCAATGCGTTCGGGTGATAACGCCGCTTTTTGAACTTCGCCTACGGCTTTCCAGTACTTGTCGACTTGCGCTTGTGATTTACCCGCCTCATACGCAAGTTGTGCTATGGATTTGTCAGACGTAAACACACCAAGCGTTTTCCAATTTTCTTCTTTCGCTATCTTTGCTGTATCCATCTTACGACGAACTGCATAGACGTTTTGGTATCGTGTCTCGAAATGAGCCGCAATATCCACAGTCTTTGCCGTAGGGTTGTCACGAATGTAGCGACGAATCTTCTCTGCACGTGTTAGCTTTTTAGCCATTTGATTTTCCTTGAATTTAAAAAGTTGCATCTTCATATCCTGTCGATGCTATTTGTTTTGGTTGGCGTTTATTAAGGGCTATCAACCATTGCCCCTGTGCTCTCTCGAAAGGCCACCACTCTGACCACTCGACCTGTCTCTTGGGATTACTCCTTCGAATAGTCTTTCCACTGACTTGTAGTTGTTTCCGCACCCTAGGCATATTCGGTATCGGTATACATCTTCCTCCACCTTCCGAGTCTCTCTCACTGTCGACTTGGTTACATTGCACTTCGGGCATTTCATTTTGCACCCTCCTTCTCCTTTAATAACTCGTCATAGTATTTCTTGGGCATTGGCGTTTTCTTGACAATCATTTGTCGTAGCCACTCTGCCCCACCTAACTGATTAAAAATAATCCAATGTCTATCTGACATACGTACCTGTCTCCCTATCAGGGGCTCAGGCGGTTTCGGCCTTGGCATCTTTCTTTTCCTTCCTATATTTCAAAACTTCTTCCAGTAATTGTTCCATTTCTTTAGCCGCCATCAAGTGAAACGGACTGATCGGTTTGCAATTAGCCATTGAACGCATCATGCCAATGGTTGCTCTTGCCGTGGTCTCGCTCAGAATGGCGCGTCTTAGTGGTTGTCGGGGTTGAGCCTTGTTCATTCTGCCTTCGCCCCTAAAGTTATTTCATGGATTAAATCTAGCAACTGTTCGGGGTCACCCCCTCCGCATATCGCTCTATCAATCTCAACCAATGCTAAGTAGTAATCCTCACCCTTTAGCGCATGCTTGAGCTTGAGTTCGTCGTGCGGATAGGTAAACTCAAGTACGGCTTTCATACGCCATCCCCTTGGTCAGCAATATGAGCAGTCTTGCCTTGCGCCATGTTATTCGCACATCAGTGTTAGCTGAATTGCGATACTTAAACTTAGGGTCTGTGCAAGGGCGTAGGGGAATCGCCCTAGTTGAATATTTCAGTTGTTCCATTTATTTTCTCCTGTTAAAACTATTTGTAATTTTGGCCTACCACGAAACTCTATGGTTTCTTCTTGGGAACGGTCATTGTTTGCGTAGCAACAATGTCTCTAGGTCTTCCACGTTGGACTCGTTGATAACGAAAGCCAAGCCGCCAGCAACGCAAATTCTAGCGAGCTCTCTATTCTGCAATGCAGTTGTAGTGCCGCCTTTACCCTTGCACTCAATCGCAAAGAATAAACCATTTAGGCAACCAATGATATCGGGGATACCACTACGCCCATACCCACCAGTAGTAGGCATAAAGTAATACGCGCCCATAGTATCTAAAGTCTTTTTAACTTTAGCTTTTACTTTACCCTCGGGTGTCATCGCCATAATCATCCTTCAATGTTGACTCAGTATAGCACATAAAAAAGCCCAACACAATGGTTGGGCATAAAAAAAGACACAATGACCATTAGTCATTGTGTCTCGGTAGTTAAGTAATTAACTTAGCAGTCGGTGAACGTATCGCCTCCCACTAGATAGAAGTAAGCTCTCTCAGGGTGATCGTGAGAACCATCGTCAAACCTTACGCCAATATGTTCTACTGGTTGTCTATGCTCGAGAATCTTAGCGATAGTAATCTTCTCTTGATAGTTGTTTGGTAAGTCGTATGTAGACTTCGCTTCGTACAGCATACTGACTGTGGCAACATCTACTACATTGATAGTGCCATCTATCTCTATGCGGATAGCAACACCATCCTTATGCTTCTCAAACCTATCTAGTAACGAATAAGCAATGCGGTAGTCGTCGGCTCTCTGCATCCATTCTTTACCAAACTTAGGTTCAATATCAGTTGGGAAAGGTTGTGGGCCATCCTGTTTCACTTTGTGTAAGTACATACCAATTTGAGCTAGTGGGTTGTAGAAGCTATGCTCGAATTGGTTCTCGGCAGTTCGACCCATACTCTGCATGAACTCCTCTACTCTCGTATGTATCTGCTTTGCTAGT